CTTGAAGTAACATCACCTTTTGGGCTTAACTTACCAAAAGTGATGCTGCCATTCATGGCACTCCATACTTGATTCCAAAAATTCTTTTTCTCAGACATTAGTATCCTCCTCCACCACCACTAGGTGTGCTAGGTGTTGATGGTGTGCTAGGTGTTGTTGTTGGTGTGCTTGTCGTTGCAGGAGTTGATGGAGTACTTGTTGGTGTCGTAGAATAACTTCCTCTTGATGGAGAACTTATAGGTTCTATAGTATCCTCCTGAGTTTCACTCTCCTGTATTTGACTTGGAGAAATTGTACCATCAATTTGTCTCTTCTGAACACTTGCAAGTTGAGTATCATAAACCACTATATTAGTTCCAGAATTAGCAGATGTTCCTGCATATCTAACACCATTTACATAATATATGTTTCCATAGTAAGGTTTGCCATCAACATAACCATTTATATTTAAACCAACAAGATCATATACCTGAACCACATCCGTAATTACAGGTTCAACTGGTTGTGGATCACGAATAATATCAAAATTAGGAACAAAAGTGGCATTAATTCCTGTCTCTGTATTCATTCTGATTTGTGGTAGTTCTGTAAATCTACCACCCTTATCAACAGATACTGATTTTATCTTTCCAAAAGGATCACAATTATATGAGAGAACACTACCATTACTTGGTATGATCTCTATCGTATCAACACCACAATTATGATTGAAGCCAGGATTTGTAACAGTTACACCTGTTAGTTCTAAAATAGCAGGATATTGAGGAACTGTTTGTGCTGGTGGAAGATAACCTTGACCACTATCTTTAATAATCACTTTTACAACAACTCCATTCTCAATTATAGTTTGGAGAACAGCACCACTACCATTATTACAAGGATCAATGACTTGAACCTGTGGTGGTGAAGTATATCCAAAACCACCGCTAACAAGATCAACTGCTATTAGATTACCACTAGTATCTACAACTGGATTTGCACTTGCTCCTACACCACCACCTCCAAAAAATTTAAGTTTTGGTGGGCCACAAGGTTGATCACCAGTTAAGCAGGGATCGGATCTAAGTAGATTTTTGGGAGTTAATGCATTGACTTCACTAATTGTCAAAAATCTAACCTTCTCATCACCATCAATAAAAATAAATTCTGTTTCTGGATTTAATTCTGCATATGCATTTGCATCAGAAATTGATACATCTTTAATGTATCCATCAGTCTCGCTGATGTACCCTACTTTAATATTATCGAATGAGGCTTGTGTTATTGGCATTATTCTAAACTCTCTTTAACTGTATCATATATGATATCATGTGGAGTTGTTGTATGTTTGTCACCAACCATCTTGACTGTCGTTCCATCTGCTCTTGTATGAGAATGGAATGGGCCATAATATGGTTGACCCTTAACATATCCAACTAAATTAGTTAGGTCTTTTGTTCTTGACTTTGGTTTAGCAAATACTTTCTTTATTTTAACACCTTCTTTACTAGAACTCAACTTTTCTACACTAGTTCCATAAGATTTTCTATCAGGAACGGAGTTTGCAGTGTTCTGTGCAGAGTCTGCAATAGATGAAGTGTTAGGTTTATCTGAAGATCCACCACCATTTTGCATAGTAAACGTATCATTTGGTGAACATTCTGATTTAGGATCACAATCAAATAGTTTAGTAATTGAATTAACAAAGTTTAAAGATGTTGCAATATCAAAATTCATACCACCTAATGCACCTAAACCCAACCCATCTGACAATGGGCCAGAAATTGCAGCACCTTCACCAGCAATAGCACTCAAGATTCTTGGATTAGTCGATGCAAGACTACCAGAGGAAGAAACTAAATTAGGGATATCACCAATGTCAATCGCTCCAAAAACAAGACCAATTCCAGTCAAAAGATTTTCATTAACACCTAATATATTTGAAGTTAATGCTAATCCTGCTGCTATACCATCTGGATCTGATTTATCATCTATTAATAATAGAGCATCCGCGATCAACTGCTGATTGTCTGGTGTGTTTTGACCAACAGAATCAATAAATGCAACTAATCCACTACCCCAAGTTCCATCTGACCAATAACGATTCGCAGCTCCAACACCATTAGGATCTATCTTTGCTTCATCTGCTAAAGTTTGAGTTATACTTAAAACTAAAGCACCAGAAGATAGAGATGCTAAAACATTATTTTCGTTTATTGCATTATCAATAGTTCCTATATTTTCTGATCCAGTTTCTGTTGATGATCCTCCAAGAGAATTTTGAATTTCATCAACCACAGGGCCAATTGCACTATCAAATCCTGACATAATAGTATTAATTGTTCCACCCAATACTTCACCAATAATTTCTTCTGTCTCACAGAGAGGTGTAGGTCTATAGAATCCATCAGCAGATGGTGGTGCAACATCTCCAGAACCAGGTGTATCTAAAGTAGGAACACTAGGTATTACTGCTGATGTACTTACCCCAACAACTCCTGCTTCAGATGTGGCAGCATTGGCAGCAGCATCTTCTGCCTTCTTTTTCTTTCTATTAAAAGCATTCATCAATGCAGCAGCAAGTAATCCTACAAGTGCAACTCCTGCCAACTTATTAAACATACAAGCAATTTTTTCCAGACCTTTTGTTTTTTTATCTAATACGTCTAATTTATGTGAGGGTGGAGTTACATTTTCTAATGGTAATAATTTATCATTAAATTCTTTAGTTGTGAACTGCTGAACTTTACCCATTATTCCTTTCATATATTTTGCCATCTCCTCAGCCCCCTCTTCAATTGTTTGATCTATATCTTTATTATTTTCAAGAATAGGTAAACCAGCAGCGAGGTCAGCATCCAAAAGAGATTGTTGAAACTTTTCTATCTTAGTAGATATTTTTTCTATGACTGTTTGCATATTTTTCACCTCAGATTGATTATCTGGGTCTGGGCAAGCAAGTGCATGTTTTTCTTCTAGAATCTGATCTTTCTTTTCATCACCAGTAGTCTTTAAATTATTTGCATCTGATGATTCTTTCGTTACATTTTCTTTTGATGGTGAACTATATGCATCATTTCCTGCTTGCTTGGGTGAAAGATCTCCATCCTTAAGATGTTTTTGCTCAACAGGTTCCCCCTCTATCATCTTAGAATAGAAACTTACTGGAGTAAAGTTTTGACCACCGCTACCCTCGGTTCCCATTTTTCTTTCAAGTTTAGTCTTAGCATTGTTACCAAGACAACCCATAATTATTGGAGCCTGTTGATCCTTTCCATCAAGAAAGAAACCAAAAACAAAACTACCTTGTTTGATGGCGGGTGTTTGATATGATCCACCATGACCAGAACCAGCAGTCACAGGATACATCACCTGAGCCCAAGGAAGTTCCTCCGCACTCACATCTGATTCATCTTGCTCGTGTTGACCAATTATTCTAACCTTATATCTGTAACCCCATGCTGGCATATCCTCAACCCTTTCAAACTTACCAGGATTTTGGTTTTCTCTCCACGTTGAATCATCAGCAACCTGGCCTATAAACCAAAGAAAACTGCCACCTAAAAAACCAGG